AGTGTTCTTCGCGATCTCGAATAGGTGTCCCTCCATCGACTTCGCCATGTCGACGAATGCGGCCTGCATTCTAGCGGCGTATTCAGCGATGGCGACCATCGTCCCAATGAGTCCGCCTCCACCCTTGCCTTCGGTCGATTTGCCTGCCTTCGCAGCTGTGTCTGCTGCATTACCGATGCCAGACATTTGTGGCAATGGTGCGAGTGGAGCACCAGCCGTGTTCCCAGTCGCTTGAACTTGTGGAACACCTGGTGTTTTGAACATCTTGTCCATGATGGCGAATGCGCCAATGGTAAGACCAGTCGCCGCGATGATTCCCGCAATAGATGCCGCTGCTGCTGCTGGGTTTGCAGCTGCCTTCGCGACAATCTCTGCGATTGTCAATGCACGAAGCGCTGTCACCGTTGCATATATCGCTTTGACAAACATTCCAAACTTTACAGACACATCGACAATGAAAGCAGCGAGCCCAATGGCGATTAATGCTTTAAACATGGCATTCGCCGCTGTCCCTGCTTTGGTCATTTCTTGAATCAGTTTCGTCGTGCCTTCAAGTGCAGATGTAACAGCCGGACCAAACGCGACAAGCATCGAAGCCATGACGTTTCCGACTGCGACCTGTAACTGATTGTATGTGTCTGCTACGTTGTCGACAGCCGTCTGAAGACCAGCAGATGCCTTCGGCATGGCATTAAATGCATCGGCGATACGCTTTGCCGCATCTGCACCACTGATGCCCATTTTACGAATCTGCTCTGCATTCTGTGTTCCGAATGCCGCATCCATGGCTTTTCCAAACGATGGCAATGCTTCGCGAAGTTGGTTCAGTTCTTCCTGATTTACTTGCGTTCCGTTGGCGAGCTGGCTCATTGCAGTGATGACACGCTCGACTGTATCGGCAGATGCACCAACAGAAGCCACAGCATTCGCCACACCTGCGAGTGCCTTCTCTGCTGTGTTCGCGTCAAACTTTGCGGATCTCAGGCGAATGAAGCCCTTCACTGTCTGCTCGAGGTTGATACCTGGAAGGAGCGCAATCTTCCGAAGTCGGTCCATCTCAGCCGTCAGTTCAGATGTAGAGCCGACAGTCGTGGCGAGAGCACGCTGGAGCGAGTCGTAGTTTACAGCTGCATCGAGTGCAGACTTTGCGAAGCCAGCGATGGCCGCTCCTGCGAGGAGACCTTGAAACTGCTTGCCGAGTGCGTCAGAGGATTGTTTCGTCTGGTCGAATGTATCGGCGGTTTGCTTTGCTTCAGACTTGATGTTCCGAAGTGCCTGAACAGCATCGCCGGCGCCTGTAACTTTGAAAACGATGTCGAAGATGCCAAGCGCCATTAGATAGTCCTTTTCGCCAGCACCGACATCACGGCCTTGACGATTTCAACAATTTGATTTTCCCAGACTTCGCCAGCCCATGCGACTTCGGCGAACTCGTCCAGGCTCAAATCGGTCTCGCTGGGATGGCGCTTCAGATGCCTCACTGAACAGTAGAGTATCTTCTGCGCCACCCCGCCTAGTCGTTTGGGACTTCGTCCACCGCTGCTTCGATGTCAATCGGGAATGCTTTGGCGAACTCTCCGACCACGTAGAGGTAAATGTCCGAGCGGTCTCGAGCGAGCTGTGCAAACCGACGCGATGGATTGATTTCACCGTCTCCAGGCTGAATCACATAGCATCGTGCCATGATCATCAGAATCTGGAGCATCTGGTCCGGGAACTCCGGGAATGCAATCTTCAACGCCTTCTGGACTTCAGGTCGAGGAAACAAATCAGCGGCCTTCGGTTCACGGAATGTGAACGAACCAGGTGCACCGATGAAGCGCTCGATGTCGACACTGTGATTCGGTCGACCTTCTGTTTTAGGAATGGCGTCGAAGATTGAACTCATTATGATCCTGACAGACCAGTGATTCCGCTCACACCGAGTTTGATGGTCGCGGTCTCGGTCTGTGTCTCCTCTGGGGTTAGACTTAGTCCTGCCTCAGTAACCATTCCGAAATACTTGATGACGTTACCGGCAACAGATGCAGCACCATCCAAGTCTACATCAATCTCACAACCGAATCCGACTTTGGTCGCGAACAGAGGACCAGTGGTGTTGTCGATGTACAGTTCGAGATTGACTGTTCCGGTCTGTGTCGTCGGCAGGGATGCTTCGTAGACCGCGCACAATGCCGTGGCGTTGACCATGTTCTGTGAAACAGTCGAGGAGAACGACTTTGCCAGACAGATGATGCTGGTTGCGGTCGTTGTCGGAAGTGCAGTCGTGTCACCCGTGAGTGCAGCTGCGGTGAAAGTGATCGTCAGTGTGACGTCTTTTGCGAGTAGTGGACGAGCCATTGATAGTTACCTCTATGGAGTTATTGTGGCTGTGTACAGTTGCACTATGCCATTGTCGACGCGACCATCCTGGCTCACGTCTACCGATGAGCTCACGCTCGTTCGATTCAGGAAAAATGGAGGAGTGGTGCTGTCTACGCTCTGCTTGTTCAGAAGCGTGTCGATGCGATCCACGATGCCCTTGATACGCGCCATCGAGACAGCGCCGGACTGTGTATCCCAACACCACACCTGATGGCTTGATGTCGTCACGATACGGCCACCACACATCGACTGTTCGTCGGTCTGTCCACCATCAGTGTGACGCACAACGATGTATGGCACTTGTGGTTGACGCAGGGATATCGGGTCCTTCTCAGGAGCGAGGTACAGATAGATGCCCTGCTGATAGTTCGGTGCGCGATTGTCCACCGCCAGCAGTCCCTGGAGCGTCGTATCTGCTGTGAGCGTGTCATAGATCCACTCGTCGACGACTAGACTCTCAACCATTGAAGTATCTCCTCACGACGCTCGTGAATGCCGCCCACGCCTTGTCGGATGCAGGAATCGCGAATGGTCTGTTCTTCACGAACTCGAGAATCTTCCCGTATGGAGCCGCGATGCTCACGATGTACTCGTAGTCATTGACACGACCGACAGTGATGGACGAACGCAACGCGCCTGTGAGGACCGCTGGTGCTTGTCCTGGCGCGGATGCCTGATGCGTCCTATTCTTCCCGATCTTGTAAACACGACCAGACTTCTGTCCGGTCATGCTGGCAATCATCAGACGCATGGCCTTCGCCGCTGTCTCCTGTAACCAGATAGATAGCACACGAAAACGATGCTCAGCATCGTCGAACCCAGACAGGTCGACCTTAACTGTCACGGAGCGAGGACCTCGATGAGCAGTGGACCGAAGCGTCGCACCGTAGTCGATACCGTGAGTGTCAATGTCAAGCGAACTACAGCTGCTGTTGGGTACGCGTTCGGATTCAGCACAGTGACGATTCCCTGTGTCGCCATTGACTTCGTAAGCGTCACAGAACCAGACACGAAGGAATACGCCACGCCAGTCGCTGCGTTCGTGTACGTGGCGCTGAGCGTGCCTGTCGTGATGTCAATCGGTGAGCCATTCTCATCGACCAGACGCACGACGAATGTATGCCAGTCACCGACCCATGCAGCCACCTGTACGACCTGTTCAGGGTCCTCGGTGATGTTGATGATGTTCACACTCATACTGGCCTCACATAGAGTTTCAATGGTCCGAATACCTGCGTGTCGCTTGCGCCTGTTGTCCTGGTCACAGTCACAGTGTACGTGCCTGAAGTGTTTGTCACCGTAGTCGTAAGACCGAAGGACAGTCGACCATTGTCCGCATACGTCGCAGTGCCATTGTAGGTCGCCACAAGCGTTCCACCGCTGTTGTATACCTTCGCCGATACTGTTGCACCAGTGATGTCGATTCCGGTTCCGTTGGCGTCTGTTACCTGGACATCGATACTGGTCGCTGTTCCGACATTGACATCGAGCGGCTGGTCTGCTCCGAGGCCATCAGCCAGGAGTTGATAAGGTCCGATGTGTACGCTCGTTGCAGCTGACACTGGCGTCAACAGATCTGCGGAGATGTAGTCTGTGCCATTGTGAAGGAGCGCACCCTTGAGTTCCGTGGCGGCGTCTGTGTCGTTGGCGATTGCATGAACATCAGCATCGACACGATTGACATTGCCAGAAGAATGCAGCGTGACATTTCCTGCTTTGTTCTGCTGATCTGCACGAAGGACGTTCAAGCCGAATGAACCATTATTCGTATACGAAGCAGTCGCGGCATCCCATACAGCCGATGCAGTTTGTGCAGATGTCAAGCCACCAGAGGACAGTTTGATTGTCATCACCGCACCGTTAGTACCGCTTGCACCACGCACCACAATCGTAACATCATCAGCACCAGCAGCCAGTGCAGCATCGGGAAGGTCTAAGCGGTACACGCCCGGCATGTTGGTTGCGTCT